CATTAATACTCCATATTATACAAGTAAACTCTAAAGAAACTTCCTAGAACTATCACTCACAACTGCAGCTAGGACACTGCAGAAACACATAAACCTTATGTACAAACACCATCTGGTTGGGCATTGCCTTACAGGCCATCCCACCAGTATTCGAGGTGCTACTGCCGGCATACTCCCCTTTGGGGCGAGCCGGTTTTATTTACGTTCCTTGGGGTATCTTTAACGACCCCCCCGAGCCACATTCCGCTCATAGGGTCAAAACTCCCACATCACGTGGTCGTCGTCATGCTGGGAAAGCCTTGCCAGTGGATATATGAGAAATCATCCGCCGCGGCGAGATCCACATAGAAAGCGTGCTTGGTAAAATTGGTACACTCCTTCGAAATCACAATGATAGGGTACTCGGCCATTCCCAACGACGTGTCGGGCAACCCCCCCCCGACATATTGGCCCGCATAGTGGAAGGAGAAGGTCCGGTAGTCAGGCACCTCAACGTCCACCAGCTCCGCCCGAGCCGCGTCCAACGGGGCGGAGGGCCCGCCAGACGGGGATCCAATCAACGCCCGAATATAAGCTGGGTCCCCCGTCAACGACGTAGCCCCAGTCGTCGTGGGGTAGACGCTACAACGAAAGGGGAACCCGACCGACGATCCATCAGACCCCCGGTTGACGTTGGCGTCAATAACTCGCACCCGCACGCCACCACGGACCCCCACAAACCCGAGGGGGAAAATGCGCCACACGCTGTTCACCGCATTGTACACGATACCCACCCCGGTACCGGCGGTGTACCCCATCACCGGAGGATACATACTCATCGCCGCCCGAATCTCCTTCTCCGTAAGCGAGTTCGTCGTGCCATCAGCCGTCGCCAACACGTACCCGATACTCACGAAACGTTTCATCAACGCCCGTAGGGACAGAAGCGGCTCCCCAAAAACAGCTCCGGTCAATCGCTCTACACCAGACGGCGGGCCCCCAAACAAGCATTTCGAGCGGGGGGGATTGTTGGCGAGCAGCGCCGACTGCGGCCGCAGCGGGCCCATGTCGTCGCCACCCTCCACAATACTCGTCCCAAGAGACCCGCCCACACCCGACGGCGCCGCACTCGGTGTGGCCTGAAATCCATACTTGGGAATGGTGTCCTTGATCCCGAACACCTGGAAGTCAGGTCCCCCACGCATGTAGACGGCAATCCACACTGACGCCGTCGACAACGGAGCCTGAAGGGGATTCTCCACCGTCACGTGGAGCTTACCGTTCGCAAACTTATCCAGCAGGAACCCGGAGGTCGGGTTCCACACCAGGCGTAACGGCCGCCACTGCATGTGCGACGTAAACCCGACCTGAATGTCACACTCCGCCCCCGGCTCGCACGTCAGCAAGCAGTTCTCCGTCGACCCTATCGGCCACGTGGCATCGATGGTTGAGTTGCCCGCGTCGGCACCGGGCTCGTAAGCGATGCGCAACACTCCCGTGTGGAAGCCCGAGCAAACAATCCGAATCGTATAGATAATGCTCCCCCGCCAATACTTAAAAGGCAGGCATGCTCCAGTCAGCGAAGTCGGCTGGTGGACACTCCCACTGGAGTTGAACGCAACCATGGGGTCCACGGGTAGATTAAGAATGTCGGCTCCCGCTGCGTCTGTCGTCGCCCACAAGACCTTCCACAACAGGCTCTGATGCCCAAAGATTCTCGACAACGCCATGTCATCTTCCTCCCCAACGCCCAGGTGCGTAACGTCCGCCGACAACGCCCTGGCACTCGTAAGAGCAGTAGACGCTCCATGGTAAGGCGCGTCCGTAAGCGACCACGACCCAACACCACGCTGCACCGCCCCCTCGTCCCGCACACGTGAAAATCCGAAGAACGCGGCAACATCGCCAACCGCGGTCGCCACTGACGACACCACGCCAGCGATCCCGCCGATCACCGGCACCTTACTCAGCATGCCAGTAGCCTTGGCCACCACCCGCGCGGTGCCAGACACGGCGCCGCTCTGCGCCACGATGTTACAGCGAGTGGGCCCCACACCCTCAAACTTCTCCATCCATCCCCGGATGCGGACCGTCACCGTCCCCTCCGACGCGCTATCAGCACGCGCAATAGGGGCGATGGGCGCCATCACCAGGAAACCAATTGCTCGGGCATCCGTGAGCGTCGCGCCTGGATCAAACACTGACACCGCTCCAGAGACGCACGAGATGTAGTCCTTGGGGAAGATGAAAGGGCACCGGAGCTCGTGCGAGCCGGGAATCCCAACGTCCACGTCCACACCAAGGAGCTGAGAGGCACCATACGCCGTGCGCGTACTCACATACGGCCCATATTGCACGCCAAAGCGAATAAGACCATACTGGTACGGGCTTGCCGCCACATCAAACTTGAGGCACAGCGTTCCCCTCCAATGCGCCCGCCCCTTCAAACGCGACGCCACCATTGGGTCATTAGCCCACAACGCCCACACGAACTGCGCGTCCACCACAGACGCAGACGTCAGCGAGTACGTTTTCAGCACCACTGGCCGACGGAAAAACTCGTCGTCGGGCAACAAGTACCCATCCCGCGTCAGGGGGAAAGCATCCCTCAGTCCGACGACCTCCAACTTCGGCCCAGTCGCCACGTCATTCAACTCCTCGCCAGTATCCGCCACCATCTGCGACGTCACCTTTGAGTCGTTCTCACTCGGCACACCAGGCTTGTTGTCACCAACGTGCCCACTCAGCGCCTCATCCTTATTCGTCATTTGAAATTCAGCAAGTCAATTTTCTCGGAGGGGGGACGACTTCATCCACCCCCCCACTCAGCCTCGCGCCCCAGCGCGGCGGGGGCTGCCCGCCGCGCAGCGCGTTGGCTCCACAAACCCCATAGCCCAGCACGTGCGGCAAAACACGCGCCAGTTATCACTCGATGGGCCAGCGGAGGGCCCCCCTTTATGTGGGGGGGGCCAGAAACCACGTCGCCTCAACGGCCACAAACAGCGCCAAATCTTTAGCCTGGGGGCGCCACCCAGGGGACCATTTCAGCGCAAAACACACACGCGGAAAACAACACACACACACACGCACAAACGCAGCGTCCCAAATCACATGGGCTCGTACGGGGACGACAAATGTCGTGCCTAATAATCCACCAGACGCACACACCCATTCACACACACACGCCGATCGCGCCACACGCACTACAGCTCCCACACACGCAGGCGCCCAGCGTCCCAGCGCGCGATGAGCTCCTCATCACTCGCCAGCAGCAGCCGGTCGCCGCCATGCACCAGGACGAGACACGCGCGCACCATCGCGCGGACTTGCTCGCTCACCGCTGGCTCGTGAAACACGCACTCGTCCCACACAGTGCGCAAGCACGCAAGATGACGCTCCGCATCAACGCGCTCATCACCAGAAGGCACGTAAAAGAGCAGGCTCTTGACAAGCGACGAAACCTCCAGGGGGCAAAACACTCGCCCCCCGACGCGGCGAAAGCCACGCTTGAGAAAGGTCTTACCACCCTTTGTCGCCACAATCAAATCACCTTTCTGCCCATTGCTATCCGTCACCACTTGGTTGAGTGTGCGCATCGCCGCCTGGAACTCGGCGATTCCTACACCTGGCACCCGGAACAGCTTGCGCAGATCATCTCCATAATACTTCGCGAACCGCATCACCTGGTCGCGATAGTCCTCCACGCGCATCGGAATCACCCGGCGGTATGCACAATACCCGTAGCACATGTTCACAAGCGTATTCACAATCGTAGTGAAAAACGATCCCGAACAGTTCCCGGCATACGACACCACCACCGCGCCATCAACGACGCGCTGAATCGCGAGCTCCATCCACAACAGGCCACGTCCGACCTCGTGCACCAGCCCGCCAGCCAGCGCCGGAGTTGCCGCAGTGTAGCACACGAACATCACCCACAACATCATGAGCTGCACCACGTAGAGCATCTTCTTGTCCATCTTCTCCACGTCAATCGCCCCAAGCACTCCACCATGGGTAGCGGGGTCCGTGTCCGCGTCCACCGCATTCCAATCACGACTGGACGCGTTGATGCCGATACAGCAGCCCAAGTCACGCAAACTCGCCACAAACAACGGCATGAAACGCCCGAACACCATCCGATTGGCGAGGTACTGGTCGAGCGGCACATTTTCA